TTTTTTTGATAGTTTCAGATAACCGCGAACGATATGTGAGTCGGTGGGTGCAGTTGGTTACTTGACTTATATTGCACCCACTGACACCATTAAGTTTTGTGTGTCAGTTTATGGAGGTATTCATGTCTTGTTTTAATCCTTCTGTCATGACCTGCTCTGTTGATCCCGGTACCGGTAGCTTAGTTTATACGTTTGATGGAAAAGCTAAGTATGATAACCCACTTGACTTTGGTGATATTTCCTCTTTGTCTTCTGTTGGTCGATATCGTTTTCTCGTTCCGTGTCGTAAATGCTTAGGTTGTCAGATTGACTATTCCCGCGACTGGGCTAATCGCATGATTATAGAGTTACAGGATAACTCTAAAGCTATCTTTTTGACTCTTACTTATAACAATTCTCATCTTCCTATGACGGATGAAGGTTATTCCACTCTTTGTAAGCGTGATGTTACAGCTTTTTTCAAGCGTCTTTCGTCGTCATTTTGATGGTGTTCGTATTCGGTACTACCTTGCCGGTGAATATGGTACACGTACTCTTCGGCCACATTATCATGCCATTGTGTATGGTATCGGTTTGTCTGACTTCTCCGATTTAGAATATCGTGGTTGTAATGAGCGAAAAGACCCCTTCTATTCCTCTCGTGTTATGTCTGATATTTGGTCTAATGGTTTCATTTTGATGTCCGATGTCACTTGGAAAACTTGTGCTTATGTTGCTCGGTATGTACTTAAAAAACAAGGAAAGTCTTCTGATTTTCATGTTTCTCGTGGTTCTGTGCCTGAGTTTAACTTGTCTTCTCGATGTCCTGGCATTGGTCTTTTGCATTCTCGCGACTATGTTCTTTCAGGAAATAATATGTTTGACCTTGACGGTCGTGATGGTGTTCATTCTATATCTTTGCCTAAATCTATGCTTCGCAATGTTCGCCGTTCTGAGCAAGTTGATGTTGACAAATTGCAAGATATTGTGTATTCTAGGTCTATGGATGCAAGCGCCCGTTTGAAAAGCAATCTTTTGTTATCTGAAAAGTCTTTTTATGATTTTCTCAAGTCAAAAGAGTCTCGTCTCTCGGGTAAAATTAAGTTGCTTCCAGAAAGGAATGTGTAACCATGAAAAATCGTTCTCCCACCAATCCCCGCATTGATCATAAGCGGTTTACTCGTACCGCTTCCAAAGTGAAGGCTATTAACCTTCCCCAGAAAATTTATCGTGGAGGTATCAGGTTTTGAAAAATGTTTATGTAATTCGTGATGAAGTGTCGGGCGAGTTGTGGCCGATCTTTTTTGTCTCCCGTCTCGACGCCGTTCTTTCCCGTTCCATGGCCGCGACTGTAGCTATGGTCGATGATGCTGAGACTGTCGCGCGTATGCGTGACTCTGTCGTGTATCAGATTGCCGTAACCAGTGACTCTGATTCCGGTCTTCCGTTTATTGAGATGCTTCCCGCTCCGCGCCTTGCCCTGCGTGTTAGCGCCAGTTTCTCTATGTCTGACGAGGTAAAGAAATGAGAAATCCTAATTCCAAAGTTCGTAATATTACGGATTTTATCACCAATTCTGGCAATCGAACTCATATTCGTTATGAAGCTCGGTTCGATGGTAAAGGTGTAAAGCTTGAAGCTGTTGGTTCCGAGGATATCCAGATGTCTATTGACTCTTTTGCTCCGTACACCGATTTAAACTACATGCTTCACAGGCTGTCTGTCGGTGATACTTCGGTTCTTTCTGGTCGTCAGGCTATCTATGGTGATTTTTCCGGCCTTCCGCAGAATCCTGTTGACATGATCAATGTCTTGAATTCCGCTGAGCAGTCCTTTTCCCAACTTCCTGCAGATGAAAAAGCGGCTTTTAATAACGATTATCGTGTTTGGCTTGCTGATTTGCTTAATAGCGCTAGCAATTCCGATGTCGATATTTCTGTTCCTGATAAGCCTACTGTAGATCAATCTTCTGTTGAAGAGAAAGGAAGTGTGAATAGTGAATCGTAATGTAGAATCTCATTTTTCCCAGCTTCCCACGTCTGAAATTCAGCGGTCAACTTTTGATCGCTCTTGTTCTTATAAGACTTCCCTGAACTGTTCGCGCGTAGTGCCTTTCATGGTCGATGAGTCTTGCCCGGCGACACGTTCGATATTACTACAAGTAAAGTTGTTCGTTCTCAGACGCTCTTGACGCCTCTGATGGACAATATGTATCTTGACACATATTATTTTTTCGTTCCAAACCGTTTGGTTTGGAAGCATTGGAGAGAATTTTGTGGAGAGAATACAACTGGCCCTTGGGCACCTACTGTTGAGTATACCATTCCGAAAATCGTTCCTCCTGCTGGTGGTTTTGCTTCCGGCACTCTCGCGGACTATATGGGACTTCCTATCGGTGTCGAATGGAAAGCGGACGATGATCTCGCGCCCTCTGCGTTGCCCTTCCGTGGATTTGCGTTAATCATGAATGAGTTTTTCCGTGATGAAAACCTGTCTGACCCGCTTCTGATTCCTATGGATGATGCCAACCAGCAAGGCACCAACGGAGATAATTATATTTCCGACGTTGCTAATGGTGGTATGCCCTTTCGCGCCGCGAAATACCACGATTACTTCACCTCTGCCCTCCCTTCGCCGCAGAAAGGCGAGGCCGTCGGTGTTCCTATCACTGTTCCCGGTTTTAAAGGTGGTACTTTCCCCGTGACCACCTCCGGAGATTGGTCTGTTCCTGCTTCTGCTGTTCCTGCTGTTTATGGTCTGTTTACTACTCCTTCTTCTGGCCGCATTGACGGTAAGACCTCTTATCCTGTTTCTACTGGTTCTTCTGGTTTGCAAACTGGCGAAAAGATTATGATGTCAGACCAAGCTTCTTCGCCGGGTCCTGTTAGCACTCTTGTTGGTACGTCCCTTTCTTATGTTCGAAATGCTTGGTCACCTGTCAATCTTCAGACTGTCATTCCCCCGCTGGTTCTGGTGATGATACTTCGGTTAATTTCAGCGTTAATGAACTGCGTCTTGCTTTTGCGTATCAGCGTTTTCTTGAGTCTCTGTCGCGTTCTGGTTCTCGATACACTGAGCTGTTGCTTGGCCTGTTTGGCGTTCGTTCTCCTGACGCACGTCTTCAGCGTCCTGAGTATCTCGGCGGTAATCGTGTTCCTATCAATGTCAGCGAAGTCACGAATAGCGCGCAGTCTGAGCAGGATTTTCTTGGTGACCTTGGAGCAAAGTCTTCCACCTCTGACGTTAACCACGATTTTGTGAAGAGCTTTACTGAACATGGTTATCTGTTCGGCTTGATGGTCATTCGCTACGATCATAGTTATTCTCAGGGACTTGCTCGGTTCTGGACTCGTAACACTTTTACGGATTTTTACAATCCGAAATTTGCCCATCTTGGCGAAGTTCCCATCTACAAGGCTGAGATTTTCGCTTCTCCTGAAACAATCGCTGATAAGACTAAAGTCTTCGGATATCAGGAAATTTGGGCTGATTATAGATATCGGCCTAATATGGTTACTGGTGAGATGCGTCCTGGTGTTCAGAACAGTCTTGCTTACTGGAATCTTGCCGACCATTACACATCCGAGCCTACGCTTTCTGACGAATGGATTCGTGAGGATGTCTCCAACGTTGACCGTGCTCTGGCTGTGACCTCTGCCGTATCTAATCAGTTCTGGGCTGATATCTACATTCGGAATAAATGTACGCGTTGCATGCCGATGTATTCCGTCCCCGGCCTGATCGACCATTTCTAAAAAGTCGTTAAAAAAGGTATTGACGAACGTTAAACAATGTGGTATACTGTAGTCAACAAGGAAAGGAAAATCCTTAACACCAGAAAGGCTATAGTATGGTTCATCACGATTTTATGTCTGAATATGTTTCCCCTCGTGTTTGGCAGAATATGGTTTTAAAGTTTTATCAGCTTTATGACCAAGTTCAACTTCGAGACTTTTACAACATGTCTGTTCCTGTTTTTGTTCGTTATAATAATCGTAATATTTATGGTTTTGCTGGTCTTTTTGACGGTAGGTTTATTGTTTCTAATCTTTATCGTCTTGCCCGTGACGGTTCGCCTGTGAAATTCTTCATTGATTTTAAGTGCGATTTTTCAGACTGTAAGTATTAGAGAAGGTTTTGGCCTGGCCTGAAATATGGTCAGGCCTTTCTTATGCCCGCTGGCATGGTAGCAACGGTATGCAGAAATTCGGATGTTGAAGTGTTCCCTTGCGATACTTTCCGCACCTCTCAGCGTGTCGCACCCGTGGCTTTGCCACCCTTGGCCACATCGCGCCCCCGGCGCTGACGTTGGTTTAAATGCGCGCCTAACTGCGCGACGGTTCGCGCCGGTACAGTCTTATGGTTTAGGTATAAGGCAGGCCAGCGTTAGCGGTGCCTGCCGCCTGTCGGTTTTTGACCTCGATGGGCAAAAACCCGACACGCGACGCACGCACCCCGTTTGCCGTGCCGGTTACACTTGGACGGCCACACATCTAAATGCACGGCACAATATATTTTTTCTTTTTTCTCTTATTTTTTCGTAATAGTGCATTTTGCCAATTTTAGCCATTTGGCGTTTTAAAATTGGCACTGTTTTAGCAGCATTTGCTGCAGAAAGGATTTATTTATGGGTTTCTGGGATTCTCTTGGTTCTAATTCAAATTTTTGGCAAAGTGTGGATGATGTCTTTCAATCTTCCGGCATGAGTCAGTTTTATGGTCAAGACCCTGTTACTTCCGCTAAGAAAAATGCTGATATTGCTGTTCGTTATCCTGATGCGAATAGTCCCAGTGATGTTATTGATGCGGTTGTTGCTCACGATAAGGATGTTTCTGTTTCTGGTAAAGGCTCTTTTTATGATGAATACCAGAAGTCTTCTGCACCTTCTGGCCCCTCTTTTTATGAGCTTACAGCTGACCGTCACCCCGGTTCCTCCGCAAAGTCTCTTGACTATCTCAATGCTGATTTGGCTAAGTATTACGGTATGGACGCAAGTACAGCTTATCAAGAAGCTCTTTCAAATACTGCTTATCAACGTGCTGTGAAGGATATGCAGTCCGCTGGCCTTAATCCTGCGGCTCTGTTTGGCGCTGGACGTGCTTCTACTGCTGATGGTGTATCTTATGTCTCTCGAGCTTCTAGCGGCTCTGGTGGCTCCTCTCGCCGTCGTAGAGGTTCCGGCACTTCTGCCAAAGGTCGTTTTGTTGATAGTGGTTTGTATTCTGCCATTGTCAATGGTGCTGGTCTTATTGGCTCTGCTATTACCAAAGGTAAGCCCTCTGGTTTCTTTGCTGGTCAGGCCGCCGCTAAGACTGTGTTAGGTTTTTGATAGTTTCAGATAACCGCGAACGATATGTGAGTCGGTGGGTGCAGTTGGTTACTTGA